CATATTCCGTTTTGTGCATTGACTCCGATACCTATGCCTCACAGATTTTATGGCAGAAGTGTGGCAGAGTTAGTCCAAGACGTTCAATTAGTAAAATCAACTGTAATGAGACAATTGTTAGATAATATGTATCTGACAAATAATAACAGAGTTGCGATTATGGATGGCATGGTCAACCTTGATGACCTTTTAACGTCAAGACCAGGTGGAGTCGTAAGAACAAAACAACCACCGAATCAAGTCATGATGCCAATGCAATCACAAACGATTTCACAACAAGCATTTCCATTATTAGAATACTTAGATACAGTTAGAGAAACAAGAACTGGTATCACAAGATATTCTCAAGGTTTAGATGCAGATAGTTTAAATAAAACAGCAACTGGTATTAATACCTTAATGACTCAAACGCAAATGCGTATGGAGTTAATTGCAAGAATATTTGCAGAAACTGGTGTGAAAGAACTTTTTAAGAGAATATTTGAATTATCAATTAAATATCAAGACAAAGAAAGAATTGTTAATTTAAATAATAGATATGTACCAGTAAGACCGACTGAGTGGAAAAACAGATATAATGTTACCATTTCTGTTGGTTTAGGTTCAGGATCAAAAGAACAACAATTAATTATTTTAAATCAAATTTTAGAAAGACAACTTCAAGCGTTTGGTTTACAAGGTAACAGAGAGTTTCCGATGGTGTCGTTGAAAAATATTTACAATACACTATCTAAAATGGTTGAAAACGCAGGACTGAAAAATGTTGAAAATTATTTTGTCAATCCTGACATGGGTCAGAGAATGGTTAGACCTGCACCACCACCACCAATAACACCAATTGAAAAAATTGAATTTACAAGAATTGATAGTGAAAATAAACGTAAACAAGCTGAACTTGAGTTAAAAATAAAAGAGCTTCAAGCAGAAAATGCAAGATCATTATTAGATTTTGAAACAAAAATAAAAGAATTAGAATTAAAATATAATGCTCAAATAGATTCTGCTGCAATAAAAGCAGAAGCAGATTTAAATAAAGCTATTTTGGCAAACAATGGTAAAGCATTTTCTCAATCACAACAAGCAGCGATGAATTTACAACAACAAATTCAAGGTTTAGATGGACAGAGAAGAACAAGACAAGTTGAGTCAAGAGATCCGCAGGTCGGACAAGGCGAAACAGATATTGGAGAACCCAATATTTAATGAGTCATTAACAGAATTAAAAAAATTATATACCGAAAGTTTATTTAATACTGGTGCAAAAGAAACAGAGACCAGAGAAAAACTTTGGTTAGCGGTTAATGTGCTTGGAAAAGTAGAACAACACATTCAACAGGTTTTAGATACTGGTAAACTAGCTAAAAAACAGCTAGAAGATTTTAGAAAACAAGAAGAATCTAAGAAATTCTAACAAAAGTTAGGATAGGCTAACCCCAAGTGGGAGCTTCAATCATAACAAAGAGGTAAAATATGTCAGACAATCAAGCCAACCCTGTGGAGGGAGCTGAAACTGATTTGCAAAGTGCTGCAAAATCAATAGAAGGTTTATTGACACCAAGTCAAGAACCAGTAAAGAAAGAACAGGTTTCTCCTGAACCAAAAAAAGAGGAATTATCGCAAGATAATCAACCTCAGGAACAGGAAAAAATGGAAACTGAAACCGAAGCTCCGGCTGAAGAACAAGTTTCCGAAGAAGTATCTCAAGATGAAAACTCTGAGAGTCAAATACAGGAACAAGATTCCACCTACAAGGTCAAAGTTGCAGGTCAAGAATTTGATGTTACCCTTGATGAGCTAAGAGCAGGTTATTCAAGAGATGCGGACTACCGAAGAAAGACCGAAGAATTAGCGAATGATCGCAAATCTTTTCAGTCTGAAACGGAAAAACAAAGGCAAGACTATTCTCAACGATTGAATGAGTTAAATCAGTTAGTGTCTTTAACACAACAACAACTTAATTCTGAATTTAAAGATTTAGATTTGGAAAGGTTGTATGACGAAGATCCAACAGAAGCTGCAAGGCTTGAACATAAGATGAAAATGAAGCAAGAAAAACTTGCTGCATCTATTCAAAAGGTAAAAGCTGAGCAACAAAGACAGATTCAACAGATGGTATCGGATCAGCATAAAATTTTGGTAAATAAAATACCTGAATTTGCTGATAAAGATAAATCCAAACAGTTGAAACAAGATATGCAGTCATATTTACAGTCTTATGGTTTTAGAGATCAAGAGATTGGACAAATTTATGATCATCGTATCGTTATGTTGGTCAATGATGCTATGAAGTACAGAAGTATGCAGAAATTGAAACCTAATTTGGCTTCAAAGATGGCAAAACCTGGAAAAGTATTATCAAGTGGTGTTAAAAAAACAAAAGCTGATGTTAATTTTGCTCAAAAGAGAGAAAAGTTGGGTCGTTTAAAAAAATCAGGTAGCATTAAAGATGCTCAAAGTATTTTTTTAGACATGATAACTAAAAACAAAAAATAGGAGACAAACACTATGGCACAGGTAAGTGGTACTTTTAGTACATACGATGCTGTCGGTGAAAGAGAAGACCTATCAGATGTTATCTATAACATTTCCCCAACCGATACGCCTTTCATGTCTGCAATCGCAAAAACAAAAGCGACTGCTGTTAATCATGAATGGCAATTAGACTCATTAGCTGCGGCTAGTGCGACTAATGCTGCGGTTGAAGGAGATGAGGTCTCATTCTCTGCACCAGATGCAACAACAAGAAAAGGTAACCAATGTCAGATTTCAACAAAATCTGTAATCGTTACTGGAACTTTAGATGCGGTAAATAAAGCAGGAAGAAATTCTGAACTTGCATACCAAATCTCTAAAAAGTCAAAAGAACTTAAAAGAGATATGGAGAGTTCATTAACTGCAAACAACGCACCAGTTACAGGTAACGACAGTACAGCTAGAGAATTAGCTGGACTTGGTTCTTGGTTAAAAACAAACCAATCAGCAGGAGCTTCAGGATCTGCACCAGGCACTTCTGGAACGAATGCTAGAACAGATGGAACTCAAAGAGCTTTCACTGAAGATCAATTGAAGACTGTCATCAAATCCGTATGGGATAATGGTGGCGATCCATCAATGATTATGGTTGGTTCATTCAACAAACAAAAACTATCTGGTTTCACTGGTGGTTCAACTAGATTTGATCCGGCAGAAAACAAAAGATTAGTTGCGGCTGTTGATGTTTATGAATCAGACTTTGGAGCTATGCAAGTAACTCCAAACAGATTCTCAAGAGCTAGAGATGCGTTTGTAATCACTCCTGATCTTTTCGCAGTAGCGTTCTTAAGAGATTTCTCTTTAGAAGACTTAGCGAAAACTGGAGATGCTGCAAAGCAATTCTTAGTTACTGAGTACACATTAGAGTCAAGAAACGAACAGGGTTCTGGTATCGTTGCTGACTTAACTACTTCGTAATAGTAGTATCTAGTGGGGGAGCAATCCCCCACTAACAACTTAACCTTTCGTTTGGTCTTTGAAGTCAAAAGGCGGAACGAAGCAAACAAAGGACAATACAATGAGAACATTAAATGATTACTTTTTAACAGCTAAAGTAACAGACATCAGTACAGCAGGATCAACATTCGTTGCTGTGCCAGATAGCGGTAAGATTATTAAAATCTTAACATCAATAAAAAATTCGATCTCAACAGCAAACGCTGCGATCACTTTTGAAATTGGTGGCACTGCGGTTACTGGAGCTGCAATCACTGTAACTCAATCAGGTTCTGCGGCTGGTGATGTAGATACATCAGAACCAACTGCGGCTAACTCTGTTACTGAGGGTGGTACGATTGAAATTATTACAGATGGTGGTTCATCTACAGCTTGTGAGATGATTGTAACATTTGTTATAAGAAGATAATAAATTAGGGGGTGGAAACACCCCCAAAAATTAGTATAGATATAAATTAGGAGATAAAAAATATGGCTGGAAATTCAACAGATAGTTTATTTGCAGTAGTATCAACACAAAAGGTAAGCGTAGCAAGTTCATCTGCACAAAGTGCAGCGATTGCATCAGGCGTTCATCATGTGAGATTAGTTTCTACTACAAACTGTCATTATTTAATTGGAGCAAACCCAACAGCAACTACAAGTTCTGTATATTTACCTGCAAATGTTATTGAAAAAATAAGATTAAATCCAGGTGAAAAAATTGCAGTAATAAGAAATTCTGCTGACGGAGATTTACATATCACTTCATTATCTAAATAATGGCTAAGAAAAAATCTTTATTTGGCGTAAATAATTTTATAAAAAAAACAAGAAGAAAAAGACCTGGTAGACATTCAAAGTCACCAAATAAGTCAAAACGCATAATGCACAAAGCCAAATATAGAGGTCAAGGAAAAATATGAGTAAAAGATTAGAAGAGCAAGAAGGTTTAATTAAAACAACCTATCACTCTGACGATATGAATAGACAGGTAGTAGTAGAACGAAATATCAATTACAAGCCTATCATTGACCATAACAAAAAGATGTATACTCATAATGACGGCTACTCTAAATCAAAAGATTTAAAAAGAGTGGCATCTATTCCAACATTAGTATTAGAATTATGGACTAAAGAATATAATGGCACAAACAATTGGTTTGCCTTAAAAAAAGAAGAACAACAAAAAATTCTAAAAAAAAAACTTAATTCAAATGAGTTTCAATATTTTAGAACAGCACCAGGAAGATTATAATGGCATTAAATACATATTCAGCGTTAAAAACAAGTGTTGCAAATTGGTTAAACAGAACTGATTTAACAGATGAGATTGTAGATTTTATTTCATTAACTGAAGCAGATTTCAATTCTAAACTTAGAATTAGAAAAATGATTTCAGAAACAACAATCACTATAGATGCAGAGACAGAAGATTTACCTACTGGATTTTTACAAATCAGAGATTTTTTTATTGTATCAGGTTCAACTAAACTGCCTTTGCGTTACATGACACCATCACAAATGGATTCTATCAAAGGTACGTCTACGACAGGAACACCAGAAGTTTATACGATACTTGGAGATAAACTACGTTTTGCACCAAAACCAGATTCTACTTTTACTGCAACATTAAATTTTTACAAAAAATTTGATGCTTTATCAGATAGTAATACAAGTAATTTCATTCTATCAGATCATCCTTCAATTTATTTGTATGGTGCATTATATCATGCAACAAACTTCTTAGGCGGCATAGATAAAATGTTAGTTCAAAAGTGGCAACAAATGTATGCAACTGCAATGGAAAGATTAGAAAGAAATGATAGAGAAGATCAGTTCTCTGGATCACCTTTACAAGTAAGATTC